CGTTCAATTCGGCGGAGACAACAGCCTCGACAACCTGACACCAGCATGCAAAACATGCAACAGCCGACGTGGCAACCGACAACGACAAGCCAACGACCAAGCACGCATCAACGCAAGAAACAAAGCCTTACACGCACACGGCCTACAAACACCCAAACCCCAAAACGATTTTTTACAGCAAACCCAAACCACCCCGACCCATCTCTGTGTCGTATCCACCAACCCTGATTTGGGTGAACTGGCTGGGATTGGCCGTGATCAGCCGAGATTGGAAACGCCGTGGGATGACCGGCACGGAACACTAGCTGCCGATCTGGGGGGATGGTCGGAGAAGTTTCTTGGCGTGTCATTAATGCCGTGGCAGGCCAGGGCGTTGGCTGGTTTGACTGCGTTGCGTGCTGATGGCAGGTTTCAGCATCGGCTTGGGTTGGTGTCTACGGCGCGGCAGAACGGTAAGACGCATGCGCTCGCAACCTTGGTCGGGTATTTCTTGACGGCGGAGCCGCAGCGCCGCGGCCAGCCCGTCACGGTGTTATCCACAGCCCACCGGCTTGACGTGGCCGTCGAGCTGTTTCGCAAACTGGCTGAATTACTGGAAACCCAGTTCGGTGCCAAAGTGACCTGGGCTTACGGCCGCAACGAGGTGCGCATGCCTGACAACTCAAGGTGGCTCGTCAAAGCCGCTAGCCCGAGCGTCGGTCACGGTCTATCGGTAGATCTAGTCGTCGCTGACGAGATTTGGGACATCTCGACCGACGCGATTGATCAGGGTTTGCTGCCAACCATGCGCGCCAGGCCAAACCCACTCATGGCGATGTGGTCAACTGCTGGCACCGAATCGTCAACCGTGTTCTTGCGTTACCGTGAACAAGGCTTGCGGCAGATTGATGCCGGGCAACAAGGCGCGTTATACATGGCCGAATGGTCACCACCGCCTGACGTTGACCCAATGACACCAGAAGCCTGGTCGTATGGCAACCCAGCGCTAGGCCACACGCTGCAGCTTGAGACTATCCAAGCCGAAGCCCAAAGCCCTGACCGCGCCGCGTTTCTGCGTGCCAGCGTCAACCTTTGGGTGGCCAACGATCGCGCCTGGGTAAAACCAGGGCAATGGCCTGAGCTGCAGATTGATCAGCTGCCGCCTGGTGGCGTAATCGCTGTCGAATCCAGCCTGGATGACAGCCGCTACTTCGGGGTGCGTGCCGTGCCACTTGGTGACGGCCGCATCGGTGTCACCGTCGCGTTTCACGTGGACACCATCACCCAATGCGTGCAAGCCATCACCGAACTGGCCGCCGACCCCAAAACCACGTTCGCTGTCAGCCCAACCATCGAGCTGCACATGCCAACCGTGCTCGCCAACCGTTTCCAGATTGTCGGTTACGGCGAACTATTGCGCTACACGCCAGCAGTCAAAAACATGATTGAGGAACGCACCCTGCGCCACACAGGCGAACGAATGCTGGCCGAGCATGTTCAGCGTGCCGTCGCAGTACGCACACAAGGCTCACTGGCGTTGTCGTCGCAACGATCACCAGGCCCGATTGAATTAGCCAGGTGCATGGTGTGGGCGGCAGCGCTCGCAGCTCGACCACAAACCAGCGGCAAACCCATGATCGTCATTGCCGGGCACTAACATCGCGACCGGCACCCCTGGCCGTTTTGCCTTTCGTCGGGATCGGGATAAACCTGCTGGGGGTGCCACCCAAACGCGATCAGATAGGGCAAGATAAACGCATGGCACTTTTCAGCAAAGGCGCAACCAAAGCAGCGATCAGCCCACCGCCAGCCAAAGCAGCTGCGGCAGGCGGCTACACATCGAACGCGGCTGGCGTGTCAATGATCGGCCAGTATTACAGCTACCAAGAAGGTGAAGCACGCAACCGCGCCATCAGTGTGCCAGCGATCAACCGTGCACGCGACCTAATGGCATCCGTGATTGGTTGCATGCCGTTGCGCATGTATAACGAACGCTGGTTCGAGGGTAAGCGCGAAAAGATCTATCTTGACCCACGTTCATGGTTGCGTCGACCCGACCCAACCGTGCCGTATCAATTTCTGATGGCGTGGACACTTGATGATTTGCTCATGTTTGGTCGTGCGTTTTGGTACATCACTGCACGCACCGCAGACGGCTATCCAGCCGCCTACACCAGGTTGCCTGCCGGCTCTATCACCACTCCGCAAATGGCAGGGCCAGTTTGGTTCGCACCAGCCAAAGAGGTCTATTTCAACGGCGGCATGATCAACCCCGACGACCTAGTGCAGTTCTTGTCACCAGCACAAGGTTTGATTTACTCGAGCCCAGGCGCAATCGAGACCGCGTTAAAGATCGAAGCGGCACGCAACCGCAACGCATCAAGCAGCATCCCGGCAGGCATCCTGCGACAAACGGGCGGCGAACCAATGACCGCGCAAGAACTTGCCGACCTGGCCGCCGCATTTAATACTGCACGAGCCACCAACCAAACCGCCGCGCTTAACGAATTTGTGCAATACCAGGAAACGGTTATGACTCCCGATCGCATGCTGCTGATCGACTCAGCAAACTACAGCGCGCTCGAGGCCGCACGCATCGCCAACGTGCCCCCATACCTGGTAGGCGTATCAACCGGTTCGTACTCGTACCAGTCATCGCAACAGGCACGCGCCGACCTTTACATTTTTGGCGTAAAACTGTACGCCGAAGCGATCGCCGAAACCCTGAGCATGGACAATGTGCTGCCACGCGGCACATACGTTGAGTTTGACCCGAGCGAATACTTGTCAGAGAACTACACCGCCGACAGAATGGACGAACCAGTGGAAGAAAACACTCAAGAACAGATCGCAGGTCGCTGATGCCGTACTACATCACCAAAGACTCCGAGGATTGCGCAGGCTGGGCGGTCGTGACCGCTGACATGGAAGTGCGCGGCTGCCATTTGTTGAAGCAAGACGCTGTTGACCAAATGGTTGCGATCAGCAACGAGGAAGGCATCGAACCAGGCGGCGAGCTCGAGATTGAGGACGACGACATGGAAATGCGAGCCGCTGCAGCGCAGCCGATCAAGCTGCAAGCCCAAGTTTGGCTTGAGGCCGCCAAAGGCGAAGGCAAACGCACAATCAGCGGCATCGCGGTGCCCTACGGTGTCGAGGCCACCGTGCTGTCGGGCGACAAAATTCGCATTGAGGCAGGCGCGTTGCCGGTCGATGGCAAAGCACCAAAACTGTTCATGTACCACGATTCAACCCAGCCCGTCGGAGTGGTTACCGAGCGCGTCGAGACCGACGAAGGCATGCTGTTTTCGGCACGCATCGCCCCAACCGCCGCAGGCGACGAAGCCTTGACCCTGGCGCAAGAAGGCGTACTGGACAGCGTTTCCGTAGGCATCAACCCAACCAAATGGCGCATGGATGGCGACACCATGGTGGTCAAAGCCGCCGACTGGGTGGAGCTCAGCCTGGTGCCCGTACCCGCATTCGCTGGCGCGACGATCACCGACATTGCCGCAAGTATCCACCAAAACGAAAAACAAATCAGTAATAATCAGGAAATGACATCCGAGAAGGAGAACACCCCCATGGAAAAGATCGAAGCCGCAGCCGTTGAGGAGATCATCCCCACTGCGCCGTTGTTCGCACAGCCGAAGCGTGAATTCAAGATGCCGTCGGCCGCTGAATACCTTGCCGCAATGCACATTGGTGGCGACACATTCCGCAAAGTCAACGAAGCATTTGTTGAGGCACGCCGCGCAAAGCAGTCAGCACTTGAAGCCGCTGCTGGTGACGTGCTCACCACCGACACGCCCGGCTTGCTGCCAATCCCTGTGCTCGGCCCAGTGTTCGAGGACTTGAACTACATTCGCCCAGTTGTCGCGGCCGTTGGTGCACGCGCCTACCCCGACGGCGGTTCGTCAAAGACGTTCATTCGCCCGACGTGGACAACGCACACCGCCGTTGCATCGCAGACTGGTGAATTGAACGGTGCAGGTGGCGCACAAACCCCCGTCATTGCGTCAAATTCGGTAAGCAAGACCACGCTCTCGGGCACCGTGACGTTGTCCGTTCAGGACATCGATTTCACGAGCCCTGCCGCAATGGAAATCATCCTGCGCGACTTGGCTGGAATGTACCTGATTGCATCAGACAACTTCTGCGCCGACGAAATGGTTTCGCAAGGCGGCGCATCGGGTGTCACATGGACATTCAACGCAACCGACCCAAGCGACCTGATCGACAGCCTGTACGAGGTTGCCGAATCGCAGCTTGATGCAACAAACTTCTTGCCTGACCACTTGTTCGTTTCGGCTGACGTGTGGCGCAAGTTGTCACGCCAGCTCGATGCAGACAAGCGCCCAATCTTCCCCTACGCGGCCGCCGCTGGCCTCATGGGTGTGAACGGGCTCGGCACGCAAAACATCACCACCACCAACACGCTAAACCCGTTGGGCTTGAACCTGGTCGTGGACAAGAACTTCGCTACTGGCACGATGATCTTGGCACGCGGCCAAGCCATCGAGTTCTACGAGCAAATTCGTGGCCTGATGTCGGTTGAAGTACCGGCTTCGCTCGGCCGCCAGTTCTCGTACTACGGCTACGTTTCAACGTTCATTGCTGACCCGACGATGGTGTCAAAGATCACCGTCAACTGATAAGCCGTTAGGAGGCCTACAACATGGCCACTTACACGGTCACAAACAAGTACCTGCTTGACAACTTCGCGGTCGTTCAACTACTGACGGCCGCGGAGTTAGAGCTCGGCCAATCAATTACGGTCGCTGGCGTAGACGCGACTTTCAATGGCACGTTTACGGTGCGAGCCCTGCCGCAATACCGTTTTATTGGCATCGATAACGAAGGCGACTTGCTTTACAACTATCAGGAGCCAATCGCGAACCAGGTGCTGTACGCCAAAACCGCAGACAATGTGGAACGCGTCGCGGCGACCGGCACGCTCTCAAGCACGCCGACCTGCACCTGGGTGAACGCCACCGACATTGCTGACTGGCTGTATGTCGCCCAAGCAGTGACTGCTGACGTGACATTTTTGACGATCTGCGCGGCCGCAGCAAATCAGTTTGCATACCGTCGCAGGGCCGAAGCAGGCTATGTGGACAGTTTGACCACGGTGCCCAGCCAGGATGTCAAGCTCGGCACCATCATGTACGGCGGCGCGCTGTACCGGCAACGCGGCTCAGTAGACCAATTTGCGTCATTTGATTCAATGGGCGCTGTGTCGGTCGTCGGCCTTAGCCCGATCATCAAGCAGTTGTTGGGCATTGATCGACCCCAGGTGGCGTAGTGGCCGTACAAAACTTCACCGATCTGTTTAACAACGCGTTGAACCAGTTATCCACATACCTGAAAACGGTGTCAGGGCTACGAGTCGTCACCGACCCACGCAACCTGCAACCCAACTGCGTACTCATTCAGGCACCATCGTTCACCGTGTTCAACTACAACATCGTTGACCTGTCATTTCCCGTTACGGTCGTCGGCGTAGGGCCAGGCAACGAAGATGCGCTGCGCACCATCCTGAACACCGTGTCCCTAGTGCTGACTAAAAACGTGGCCGTGGTTGATGGCCGCCCCGTGTCGCTTGAGATCGGCGGCACCAGCGCCCCCGGCTACGAGCTGACCATCCGCATGCAGGCACAAACCGCATGAAATACGTTGTGGTGTCCCGTCGAGTAGGTGTGCCAGGCACCGAGTTCGTGCCGCCCCCTGGCGCGAACATTGAGGCGCTACTGGCAGCCGGTTCGATCGCGGAAGTATCCACGCCAAAACCAAAACCAAGCCCTAAAGTCAAGAAGCAGACAAAGGAGTAACCCCCCATGGCATCAGCAACCTACCTATCAAACCCAG